AACGGGGTGATCGTCGCCAACTCCGCCGACGTCGCCTCGAAGGACGGCATCAACGCCTCGCACATCGTCTTCGACGAACTGCACCGCCAGAAGTCCCGCGACCTCTGGGACGTCATGCGCTACGCCAGCGCCTCGCGACGCCAGCCCATCTTCGGGTCGATCACCACCGCCGGCGAGTCCGCGGACGGCGTCTGGCACGAGCAGCGCGAGTACAGCGATCGCGTCAACGACGGCCGCGAGCCCGACATCCGCCACCTCGGCGTGGTCTACCGGGCCCTCCCCAACGACGACATCGACGATCCCGAGACCTGGCGGAAGGCCAACCCGTCGCTGGGGGTCACGATCCGCGAGGAGGACTTCCGGGCCGAGCTGGCCGAGGCCAAGCTCGTGCCGGCCCTGATGGCCAACTTCAAGCGGCTGCGGCTCAACATCATCTCCGCCGGCGACACCGCCTTCGTCGACCTGGAGCGCTGGGACCTCTGCAACGCCCACGTCGCCTTCGTCGCCGGCGAGCCCATCTACGCGGGCCTCGACCTCTCGACCGTCGACGACCTCTCGGCCCTGGTCTGGGGCCGGGGCCACGTCAACGAGGGCCTGGACGTCCGGGCGAAGTTCTGGCTCCCCGAGGCCGGCATCGAGCGGCTGGAGCGCGAGCACCAGCAGAAGTATCGCGAACTGGCCCTCGACAAGGTCATCAAGCTCACCCCGGGCGAGGTGATCGACTACGACTTCATCCGCTCGGAGATTCAGCAGCTCGCCAGGGATCACGAGCTGGTCAAGCTCTTCGTCGACCCGGCCAACGCCCTCGACCTGGTGCTGCGCCTGCGCGACGAGGACGGATTCCCCGTCGAGTTCCTCCGGCAAGGCTTCCTGTCGCTGAGCGCCCCCACCAAGGAGCTGCTCCGACTGATCCTCTCGCGCCGCATCCGGCACGACGGGAACCCCATCCTCCGGTCCCACGTCGGCAACGCCGTCGCCGAGCAGGACGCCGCCGGCAACATCAAGCTCTCGAAGCGGAAGAGCCGGCGGAAGATCGACGGCGCCGCCGCCCTGGTGAACATGATCGCCGCAGCCTCGGCCGGCTCGTCGGCCGACGCCACCTCCATCTACGACTCCGAGCGGATCCTCATCCTATGAACCCCTACGGCACCTACACCGCCGACGCCGGGGCCGCCCCCGAGCCCGAGCCCCGCTACATCCAGGGCGAGGAGATGTTCTACGCCCCGACGGCCGACACCGCCGGCATGGTCGTGAACGAGCGGACGGCGATCACCTTCCCCGCGCTCCTGGCGGTCCTGAACGTGATCGCCCCCGACATGGCGATGCTGCCGTGCCGGGTCTATCAACAGGAAGCCGACGGCGGCCGTCGGCTCGCCCGGGACCACTCGGTCGACGACCTGCTCAACGTCAGCCCCGACGGCGAGACGACGGCCGTCAGCTGGCGGGAGGCCCTCATGGGGCACGCCCTGATCACCGGCAGCGGGTTCGCGGAGATCGTCCTCCGGGGGTCTCGGCCGGCATCCCTCCACCTCCTCGACCCGTTCACGACCCGGCCGGTCCGCGACGCGAAGCGACGGCTCTGGTACGAGATCGAGGGGGGCAAGTCCCTCCCCGCCGCGAAGGTCTTCCACCTCGCCGGCCTCGGCGACGACGGGATCTCGGGCTGGAGCTTCGTCCAGCTCATCAAGCGGGCGATCGGCGTCGGCCTCGCCGAGGAGGCCTACCAGGGCGATTTCTTCAGCAACGGTTCGGACCCCGGCGGCGTGATCGAGATGGCCGGGTCCATCAAGGACCGGGCCAAGAGGAGGCAATTCCTCCAGGACTGGGCCGATCGCCACGGCGGCTACGGCAGGCGTCACAAGACGGCCCTGCTCGAAGAGGGCGCCACCTACAAGCAGATCGGCGTCGACCCCGACAAGGCCCAGCTCCTCGACGCGCGGAAGTACCAGGTCCTCGAAGTCGCCCGGCCCTACCGCGTCCCGCCCAACAAGGTCGGCGACTACTCCCAGGCCCACCTGGCGAATCTGGAGGCCAGCAATCAGGACTACCTCAACACGGCCCTGATGCAGTGGATCGTCCGGTTCGAACAGCAGGCCGCGCTGAAGCTCTTCAGCGCGGCCGAGCGCAAGGCCGGCTATTACGTCGAGCACACGGTCGAGGCCCTCCTCAGGGGCAACCTCCTCGCCCGCTACCAGGCCTACGAGGTCGCCATCCGCAACGGCTGGATGAACCGGGACGAGGTCCGCCGGAAGGAGAACATGGCCCCGATCGGCAAGGCCAAGGGCGGCGACAAGTACACCTGCCAGCTCAACCTCACCACGCTCGAACGACTCGGCGAAGAACCGGCCGAGAAGCCCGTCCAGAAGTCCCTCCCGTTCGCCGCCGACGCCGACGGCCCCCCGCCCGAAGCCCCTCCCACGCCCGAGGCCCCGCCCGATGGCGAATCCCAAGCCTGACACCCGCTCCCTCCCTGCGGCCGAGCTGCGCGTCGACCAGGTCGACGGCAAGCGTCGAATCGTCGGCTACGCGGCCGTCTTCAACTCGCCCTCCGAGGACCTCGGCGGATTCCGGGAGATCATCCGGCCGGGGGCCTTCGCCTCGGCCCTCGCCGGGGCGGACGTCCGCCTGGTGGTCAATCACGACCCCTCGCTCATCCTCGGCCGCACCCGCAACGGGACGCTGAAGCTGGTCGAGGACTCCCGCGGCCTGCGCTACGAGGCCGACCCGCCCGACACCCAGATGGCCCGCGACTACCTCGTCTCGATCGAGCGAGGGGATCTCTCGGAGTCGTCCTTCCGGTTCTACATGTTCGACGACCCCAACCGGGGCCAGTCTTGGCGATCGGAACCGACGGGCGTGATCCGGGAGATCACCGAGTTCGCCCGCATCGACGACGTCAGCATCGTCGCCTACGCCGCCTACCGCGCGACCGAGGTCTCGGTCCGCTCCCTCGACCAGGCCCGCCTCGCGCTCGCCAAGCCCGACCCCTGGATCGCCCAGGCCGACGTCGAGCTGCTCTTCGCCGAGGCCGACTGAGCCCCGCCTCGCCTCACGCCCCCCTCACATCCCCGTCCAACCAGGACACCGCCACCGATGAAGACCGCGAAGACCGCCGTGCAGCTCCGCGAGGAGCGAGCGGGCCTGATCGCCCAGGCCCGGACCAAGTGGGACGAAGCCCAGAAGCGCGACGGCGGCCCGACCGCCGAAGACCGCGCCGAGGTCAAGCGGCAGATGGACGCCGCCCAGGCGCTGAAGGACCAGTACGAGACGATGGAGAGCCTCGACGCCGCCGAGGCCGACCTGGAAACGGCCGAGGGCCGCGTCTCCTCCCCGATCGGCTCCGAGGGCCGCACCGCCGGCGGTGCGTCGGCCAAGCCCGAGCAGCGCACCATCCAGCAGTACCGCGAATCGCCCGAATATCGCTCCGTCTTCTCGGAGTGGCTCGCGACCGGCCAGGTGCCCTACGGCAAGGTCCCCCGCGAGTTCCGCGACACCATCCTCGGCACGGACGGCAAGGGCGGCTACCTCGTCACCCCGACGCAGCTCGCCGGCGAGATCGTGAAGGCGATCGACGACTCGGTCTTCGTCCGCGGCCTGGCCCGCATCCAGAAGATGGGCAGCGCGAAGAGCTTCGGCGCGCCCCGGCTGACGTCCCGCATGGCCGACGCCGACTGGACGACCGAAGTCCAGGGCGTCACCGAGGACACCACCATGGCGGTGGACCGTCGGGACCTGAAACCCTACCTCATGTCGAAGCTGGCGAAGGTCTCGATCGAGGCCTCCGACCGCGACTCCAACTTCGAGACGCTCATCCAGGACGAGCTGTCCTACAAGTTCGGCATCACGGAGGAGAAGGCCTACCTGACCGGCAACGGCACGGGCAAGCCGCTCGGCATCTTCACGGCGTCCGCCAACGGCGTCCCGACGGCCCGCGACGTCACGGGCACCAACACGACGACGGCGATCGGGGCCGACACGCTCATCGCCATGAAGTACAGCCTCAAGGCGGGATATCGCAGCGATCCCACCTGCCGCTGGGTCTGGAGCCGAGCCGCGATCGAGTCGATCATGAAGCTCAAGGACTCGCAGAACCAGTACCTCTGGCAGCCGTCCATCCAGGCCGGGCAGCCCGACCGGATCCTCGGGATCCCGGTCGCCGAGAGCGAGTTCGCCCCGTCGACCTTCACCACCGGCCTCTACGTCGGTGCGATCGGCTGCTTCCGCTACTACTGGATCGTCGAGGTGAAGGACCTCCGCATCCAGCGGCTGGTCGAGCGCTACGCGGACACCAACGAGGTCGGCTTCATCGGCCGTCGCTGGGTCGACGGGGCGCCGATCCTGGCCGAGGCCTTCAGCCGCTGCAAGCTGGCCTGATCCCCGGACCGCCCGGGGAGGCTCGATGCTCCCCGGGTCGTCTCCCCAGACCGGAGCGACCCCTTGAAGATCCGCATGCTCACCATCCTGGCCGGGCCCCGCGGCTGCATCGACGCCGGGGCGGCGGCCGACGTCCCCCAGGACATGGCCCTCGACCTGGTCCTCGGCGGCTATGCCGAGGCTCTGGAGCCGTTCCCTGAACCGGAGCCGACTCCCGAGCCCGATCCGCCATCGCCGGCCGAGGTCGAACCGGAGCCCACCCCCGAGCCGGCCC